TGAGTCGATACCGTTATAACCTGAGACGTTGTCTGAGTCATGAGTACCAGAAGAGTCACCAGAAAATCTAGTTTCTGCTTCGTTGAATAATGCTTCTCTGTTAGAAGTTGAACCACCTTGGTATCTTGCTTTCATCGCAAAGATTAAACCAGTTGGGCCGTTCATTGGTTGCACACCACATACATCGTATGCAATCAAGTTAGGCATAGCTCTTCTAACTAAAGAAATTAACACTGGGTCGAAATTCGCAACACTTGAAACATTGTTAGCAGGTGCGGCTTCGAATAACATACCTTGTGCGTTTTGTTCTGCGATTGCTTTCTCTTGGTTTTCCAATAGAGTTGCAGTCACGGAACGTCTATGATTGTCTTTAATTTCACCAGCAGACTCTTCGTCTAATACTGGTTTCCATTTTTCAATCAAGGCTGAATAATTTGGTTGTTCCATTTTATTATCCTATGTTATGCATCAAAGATTAATTCTTTGGTGCGGTTTTTTGTAATGCAGTGATATACTTATCCATGTTAGGAGAAGTTTCCATGACTTCGTCATGTCCGTCTTCTTCTATTACTGGACTTTCTTCACTACTACCAGTTTCTTGTGAGAAGTGAGCTTCTTTAATAGTGTTAACTTTTTCAGCGTATTTTTCTTCACTTTCAAAGTCTAAGTCATTTACTAAAGATTTTAACTTCTCTACTTGAGTGTCCGCTAGGTCTGACGCAGACTCGTTGATTATGCGGTCTTTTGTCATTTCTTCGATTTCACCCGATTGGTCGATAACTTTCTGAGTAGTTTCGTTAAGTTTAGTTTCTAACTCTTCTACTTGTTCAGCAAGTTCATCAACTAGGTCTACTTTGGACTCAGGGACTTGAATGTAAGACTCAGTAAATAAGTCTTTCAATTTGTCCATGAAACCTTCAGCGATTTCAGTTCTTAAACCGTTCTCGATTGCGATTTCATTTTCCTTAATCCAGTTTTCAACTACATAGTTAAGGTAGCTGTCTACTTTCTCAACCAATTCAGATTTAGTTGAAGATACTTCTTCTTCTAATTCTTCTTTGTATTGAGCTTCTAATCTATCAATTTCTTCTGATAGTTTAGATTTAACTGCGGCTTCAAAGATAACTGCAGTCTTTTCTTTGAACTCTTCGGAAAGAGTTGCTTCGTTATTAACAAGAGTGTCAAGTTCTGCTTTTGCAGTATCAACTGCATCTACTGACTCTTCTGCTTCATACGACTCTTTTTTCATTTCAGGTTCATCACCATTCATGATTTTCATAGCCGCAACATATGCCTTCTGGACTTCGTCTTTATTGTGTTTTTGACCATAGTCCATTGCGGCTGTTGCCATTGCATTAATCATACCAGCTTTTGTTTTTGGTGCGATTGATGCTTTGTTTTTTGCAGAATTATCAGGAGTTTCACCAGCAGCTTTGTCAACACTTGCAATAGACTCTGGTTCTGACACTGGAGTTTCGTCCTTTGCATTACCTTTCGCCTTTACAGATGACTTAGCATCTTGTTCTTCGAGAGTTTCTTCCACGATGTCGTTAATTACTTCATCAGTAGAAGACTCGTCATTTCTAATTTCGTCTGACATATCGTCTCCTAAATTACATTCTAGATTTAATTAACGAGAGGAAATTTTTAAACTCTCTTACCGAAGTCTCATAAGCAAACTTCTTTGGAGCAGTTTTAATTTCTGTCTCTATTTTTTCAACTTCTTGCGGAGTTAAGATGCCGTTATTCCAGACCCAATCTACACCTTCCATTATACCATTAACAAATGCTGACGGTGCGGAAGGGTCTTGTACGATATCAACCGTACTAAGAATAAAGTCTTTACCGACTTCCATTGCGCCACCTTTATTCGCAAGACTACCCATACCACGAGTTGACACTCCTAGTTGAACTCCACCGTCAAGTAGACCTTTTACAATCTTACCATTCGGGGTATCAAGTATTCGTGCCTTTCCTACTATATCATCTCCCTTAAATTTAAGTTCGGTGATTAAGTGTGAAACCTTATCTAAGTTCACAGTCGGCCCTTCTGGGTGGTTTAACTCTCCAACTGCCCTCTTAGTTTGAATTTGTTCTTTGTCGTATTTTGCAACGGCTTGTTCCATTGTATCCTTCGGATATATACGACCATTTCGGTTCTTCCTATTTGTTTGTGCGAAGATACCTTGAATGGAGTAATCTTTTTCTCCATTCTCTTTCTTTTCAACTAAACATTCTAAACTACTTTCTGTATATTCTGTTATTAATTTCATGTTAGTTCTTTAATAGTTTCCGTTGCAGATTTCTCCGCATCTTTTTGGTTTTTAAACGCATCGAGTTTGTCGCCATCTATGTATACGACAAAAGGTAATCTACCAGTCTCTTTGGTGATTACCACATCAACACGGTTAATCTTCTTCTTGAAGACTACCTTACCTTTGGAAGTTGCCTCCCTTATTTGAAGAAAACTTTTCATAACCTTTTTATATAACTATTATTTATACAAAAGGAGATTTTGATACTAGTTTTCTTCGATACTATCAGTCGTTTCGTCAGAAATCGGGTCTTCAGCGTCCTCTATTTCGGTCTCAGGGTCTATTTCTAGGTCGTCCGCATCTATACCGTTATATACTGAGTTTGCAAGTTCATGTTTTTTGTTGTCTAACGCATTTGCAACTTTATCTGCAATAATGTCCTGAAATGAACCTTCTGCACCAACTAAATCATCTCCAGTTATTTGGTCAATGAGTTCCTTTACGGGTTCTTCATCGTTCTCCATACCTAAAGGAAGTTCGTCTTGTGCTTCTGGAACTGGGTCATATTCAGATATTACATCAGCTGCATCATCAACCGCAGACGGTAATTCGTCTTGGTCATAATACTCAACTTCTTGAGGTTCAGTACCGTCAACTTCTTGTTCTAATTCAAAGTCTTCTATCTCTTCCATGTTTATTACCTACTTCTTTGCAGTTGTTTTCTTTTTAGTTGCAGTTTTCTTTGCAACTGGTTTTTTCTTAGTTGCAGTTTTCTTTGCAACGGGTTTCTTTTTAGGTGCGGGTTTTTCTTCTTCCTTTACACCAAAAAGTTCCAAGAACCATTTATATATTTCTTCAAACATAATTTCTCCTATAATTAAAAGTCATCACCAGCATCATCGGTTTCTTCGTCATCTCCAGATGCGTTTTCACCTTCGACTTGGTCTTTCATGTTTTCAATATCCTCTTCGGACATTTGCATAACATTTTTCATTACCCACTCACGTGAGAAGTATTCACCTACATATTGTGAAATCTGGTCTAAAGTATTCAGTCTATTCTGTAATACTTCTGCATCTTTCAGTTCTGCAAAGTGATTGTCTCGTAAGAAATCAACAGTTATGTCGTTCTTCCAAGTATTCCAATCTTGGTCAGTAATAATACCTTTCAAGATTAGTTGTTTCCTCAATATTTCAATAAACATCTTAGAAAATCTTCTTCGTATTTTATCAATGAACTTCTGGAACTTAACTTCATCACGATTAATCTCAGTACTTCTACCCAGACTAAATTGTGCTTCTTGTTCCAATCTACTTAAAGGTACGTTCAATGAACGATATAATCTTTTTTGGAAATAGACGATATCATCTATTTGTCCTAAGTTCTCTCCGCCAGGAAGTGTAGTAATCTCTGTTCCTCTACCACCTTCTCTTCTTGGCAACCAGAAATCTTCTAACATACTCATGTGTTTTCTGTCGTCTTTTAATTCACCAGTACTTGCATCATAGACTAACTTGTTTCGATAACGAGTCATAATGTCTTTCATATATGCTTCTGATTTACCACGAGGCATATTACCAACGTCAATATAGAATATTCTTCTTTCTGGAGCCCTTGCAAGACGGTAGATTACCAGTGAGTCTTCCATCATTCGAAGCTGGTTTATGGGTTTTAATGCCTTATGTAAGTACGATAGTACTTGTTTTTTAGAAGGGTCTAACAGTCCAGACGTGACATACGATACTGAGTCTGGAGATAATTTAATCCCCTGATTACTTCCACTCTTTTCTTGGAAGATATAAAATTCTTCTACCTTATCTACAACCTTTGCACCAGTTGTTTCATCTTTTTTGTACTTGATATTTTTAACTTTTCTAACTTTAGTTGCATCAATGTTTCTTATGTCTTGGATACCCAATTTAGGTTGTTGTTCATTTACAACTAAGTGATGATATAGTCTACCGTCAATATAGAAAGACCTAAAAATATCAGAACCGATTTCTTGAATTTTCATCATAGAAACAATTTTTTCAAATTCTTCTATCATACTTTTTTTGATGTTATCTGGTGCGTCCACATTATCTAGATTTAATTCTACGGGAGACTCATTCTCAGAATGAACCATAGACTCATTTACAATATCTTCAATGGCTGCATCTACTTCTGGGTGTACTGCAACTCCACGATATTTAAGAATAAGTTGACGGTTATCTTTTGCTTGAGTTCCGTCCATGTCAAGAAATTGACCATAGTGAGAACCACTTGCAGTCACATAACCCGCACCGTCTGGGTCAGTCGGTGCAACTATAGATGCAAGTTTCTTTTTCTTATCTTCTTTTTGTTTATCTTCTGCTCTTTTAAGTTCAAAACCAAAGAGTTTAAAGATACTATTGTCTTGTTCTGCCATATATTATTTCCATACTATTCAATTCACCCATTATAAAGGTATACACCTTTATTTATATATGTCTTAAAGACTATGACGTTGTATTACTCTCCCAGTACTGAATTTGGAACTCTACAGTAAATTCTTCTATAGTATCTACAGTTTCATAACTTAACTCAATGTTAGAAATATTGACTGGGAACGCACCTCTAAAGTTATAAGTTTTAATTGCAGTTCCGTCTCTATCTAACTGGTCAACTATTAAATCTGCTTGATAATCTACTGGATTAGTCAGTCCAGCATTTGCCTTATGATTGTTTATACCGTTTAACCACCTTTCCATTGAGTCTCTTACAGCGAAGTCAGTATCATTAATGATAGTCACTGTCCAAGGTTCAAATGTTCTGTCTCCCGCAACTTTTAATTGTCTACCACGAAAGGGCACATCAATTACGTTAGTCACCGAAGAAGGTAATTGAGCACCTTTACACATGAAAGATGTTAGTTCTACATCACCAGCTGCATAAGTGGGAAAGTTTACAGTCGCTTTAAAGAGATTGGGTCTCGCACCACCACCTCTTATTTTTGATTTAAAATCATCTACTCCTAGTATTGCCATTGTCTTACTTTCTCCTTATTTATACTGTACCTACGACTTCTTCAAACTCTACCCCAGTTCTAACTGCGACAAAGTTAAGTGTCACAAAGTTAATACTTCTAGCAGGTTTGATGAAGATAGATGCAATGAATTCATTTCTATCTATAACGGCTGCAGTGTTATTTGTTGCATCACAAACAACTCTAAAGTCCGTAATTCCTCTTCGACCTTGTATCTCTCTTAAGAAAGGTTCTACAATGTTTACGAATTCCGCACGAGTAAATTCATCGTTGAATTCAAACATTACATTTCTACCCGCAATTGCGATTGCTCTTTCTATACCTAAGAATAGTCTTCTAACATTTATTCTATCGAATGCAGAAGGTCTTGACTCATTGGTCTTATCCCCAAACAACATGATGCCTTGGCCTGGGATATTTGCAATCGGGTTTATACCCGCTTTGTACAATATGTCTCTTTCTGTTTTTCCAGGCGTTAATACGATATCGGTTATACCCAATAACCTACCCCTTCGTTGTCCAGCAGGTGAGAACCAATTTGCGGCAACTAAGTCTGTTGCGGCCATTAGACCCG